CTTTCAAAAAAATCACCTTCACATTAACCATTTAGCCCAAGCCGCACCTTTCTGTATGGCACTACCTAAACCTAAACCGCTTGAAGGTGGCTCATAACTCATTTGTCCTTGAGCATCTATCCAATATGGCCTACCATAATTATCAGTTCCCGATGGTGGAATAGGATAACCACTACCATTATTCATAGCCCCTTGTACTTGTTGATATTGTTGAACATTACCCGTTAGTCCCGCTACTGCCATACCTGCTGATGCCTGTTGCATAGGCATTTGTCCTGCTCCTCCACTAAATCCTTGTGATTCTAAGTATTGTTGTTTAGCCAACTTTCTTTGATTAACTACTTCTGTATTAATCGCAGCGTCTAGTATTCTTTGTATATCTAACTCAATGTTTTCTTGAGTAATCTTTTCAAACTCTCTCATAGCATCATTATGAATCTTTAACATTCCTGTGGTAGAATCAGTTGTAAATTGTAATTTAGCCAACATCTTACTAACTACTCTTTCTACAACATCTTCCATGAGTTTTTCCATCTGTGTCAAAAACATTTGACCGTGATATTGAAAGAACTCTTCAACATGATTATCTTGTAAAGAAAGCAAATTATTTACATTCTTAAATTGTTGGTCGCTTTGTTGTTGAACTGCCCCTAAAACTGTGCTATTGCTTGTTCCTAAAATTCCCATATTACTCACCCTGCTCTCCTTTAATTAGATAATTAATCCTTTCTGTATTTAATTGTATTTCCGCCGTCAATCTAACTATTTCTGCCATTTGTGTTTCTGCATCCTTAGCCGGAGTTGGTGGCGTTATAGTCCACCCCATGCTAGTCAGCCTCATAACATCTTCTTTAGTTAATGTGTTTAATTGTTGTCTTTTTAACATAGAGGGCATTTTCGCTTTAGGAATAAATGCTTTAAAATCTAAGCCGTGTTCATCAGCCAATATTTGTTGTTGTAACATTTCCATTTGTTTATGAATCGCTGCATGTTTTTGACAATAAGTTCCTCTCAGTGGTCTTCCCTTCTCAACCTTATCTAATGGAATTGGTGGTCTTAAATAATCTCCACTTTCCCATACTTGATGAGTTCCACATACTACGCATCTATCTTTAAAGTTAAACTTATAGCCGTATTTTAAGAAAAGAATCTTTTTCTTCTCCGGTAGTAATACTTTTCTTATTTCTTTCATTTGTTTCTTTGGTTTCAGCGCATCATACTTGTAATCCTCGATTGGCCCAACTGCTCTATATTGTTGCAGTTTGGGTAAAAAAGCATTCTTCGCTTGTTGCGTCTGTATTAAATTCGGTTGTTGATACATCTTTAATCATCCTCGTAAAGTTCTCTTTTTTCTCGCTTTATTCTCTCACTTTTTTTCCTGTGTCTTTCTTCTACTTCTTTAACTTTTTTAACTTTAACATTATTAACATTCCAAATACAACCCGAATCTATATCCCAACTATCGGGCCAACCAAGTTTATGCCAGTTATAATGAACATTTCTAATTTCAATACCATCGTAGTCTTCTGTCACTGCGGGTTCTTCGGGTTTAGTAGGGTTTTTAACCCATCTTATTTCATTTCCCCATTCTTTTGTTTTAACTCCGTATTTATCATCAAAGTCTTGTAGTTGTTTTTCACCATTTATTTTTAAAATTTTAACATTAGACACATCTAATTCTAAGATATAATTATATTTGTCTATCCAACCATAATCATATAAGGTTCTTGATAACCAACCCCCTGCACCTAATGTAAAAGAATACCACAACCCCGTTTGCCCCCCACTAATAGAGCGAGGCTTATTAGAAACAGGTTTTAATTCATATGTTCTTTTTTCTATTTTGTGATTCTTAGATAAAGCAAATCTTCTAACAGACTTTAGCAAATTAAACCACATAATATCAATAATCCTTTATCATAGTAGTTATTCCTTTATACACCATTTCGGGGTCGGACTTAGCCGATACTATATATTTGAAACAAGGTATTCCCTTGTCATTTAACTGCCTCATCCCATATGTAAAAGGTTCAAATATTTCATGTTTGTCTATGGGTCTTTCGCTTTTATACTTCTCTCCCCACATATCATATTTGTTAGCCCATATACCAACTGCCATAGGATAGTCTACTTCTTTTTTCTTTCTACCCGAAGGCCATCTATCAGCCACAATAGTATCTACTAAAAATTTCCACGCTAACTGATGGTCTAAATTAGAAGGAGAATCTAAATGTCTATGGTCTATCATAAAAATAATATATCTTACTCTACGCTTTTGCATATCTTTAACCCATTCTTTCCAATAAATTGCTTCTCCTCCTAAGTCAGCACTTTTAATTGTATGAGAATCTCCATCAATTTTTACATTCTTTCTAGTTGCTCTATGTAAGCCAACTGTTCTATCATTTATTGTAGGGACTTCCCCTCTTGTTCTAAGTTGGTGGCTTAATGTTGTTTTACCAACCATTGTAGAACCATAGACTCCAAAGTTAATTGCATGGACTCTTTTGTAAAATCCTATAATTGCTTCACCTACTAATATAGCAAAGCCTGTCATTATGGACATTTAATGCCCCCAAATATCTTTAGCCCTCTCTATAATCCAACCCATTATATTAATGTCAAAGACTCCCATTATATTACCAACTAAAAAAGCGGATAGTGCTATACAAGAACCCCAAAAATACATTTTCATTTTAATAAAAAACATATCTGCTGAATGCGCCCTACTTTGATTATACACATAGTCGGACTCACTAAAGCCCATTATGTCTCCAAAGACCAATTAATCACAACCTATTGTTGTATAGTTGCTAGGAACTCATTACTGATAGTGTTGTCTTCAAAGGTAGCGGTAGGTTCTTCCGCTACTACATTGTTTCTCCAACTATCTCTTCTAGCCGTTCCAAATTGCCTCATGCTTTCTTGAAGTTTAGCCTTGATTTGTTCTTCTCTTTGTAGTCTTTGGAAGTGGTTTTCTATCTGTCTATCCAACAATCTAATTTCTATCTTGTCATTGAGTGACAAGTCGAATAGTGCTTTCATAACCATTATTCCACCTACTGTAATAAGACCAAATAAAACAGAATGTGCTAATGCTCCATATGGGAAGTTTAATCCATATGCGGAGTAAAAATATACATTTGCTCCGCTAACTGTTCCGACAAATAAAATTGTCATAATCAATCTTGTATCTTGACTTAGTGCTGCCATAATAAAACCTCAATTGAACTCTACTGAAATGTTAGCAGTAGAACTTCCGGCTTCTGTTATTTCTAGGAAAATGCCGTTTCTACACAAAACACCGTGCATATCATATTCTAAATTATAGTGTCCATTAGTTGCTTGATGTATTCTAGCAATTTCTGTTCCACTATTATTAGTTCCATTGAATACTTTAACTGTTACTGCGTCTCCACCCGATATTGAAATTGCCGAATGTATGCTAATTAACTTAGCCCCTTCATTACTCACAATCGCACTTGAGCCTAAAACCCCACTACTTCTACAACCGCCTATGCCCGTCATACTATCACCTGTTCATTCAATGGAGATAGACTCCACCTATTTAATGTAGCGATTACTCTTTCTTAGATTTAGAAGGAGTTTTTGCCTTTGTTCTAGGCTTAGGCTTGGGTTTAGGTTTTACCTTTTTTGGTAAAAGTTCATCCGCTAATTCCTTAACAGTTGAAATATCCTTGCCTGTTTCTTTACATCCCAATAGAACGATTTTTTCATCCAATGCTAATAATTCTTCTCGGTCTTCTTCATTAAACACAAAGAAATAGTTAGGGTCGGAAAGACGAAGAACCGCCCATTTTACTGAAACGGTTTCTTCATCTTTCCTTGTAATTTCTTTCTTTGGTGTAATGTTAAGTCTACCGATTTTAGAATCATCAGTTAATCTAACTGTTACCAATTAAATCCCCTCAAAGGTTGCCCCAAACTCTCAATCTAACAGAGCCACCGTTGCCATCATCGGAAACAGTAGCGTTTGTTCCATCGAGTGAAGTAAACATAAGAGCAAGTGAAGTGCTTGACTCATAAGCCCCTGTTGCTGAACACTCAATTTGTGGTTGTATTCCGTTAGCGTTATCAAAACCTGTAATTGTTGCACAATGTATTGTAGATAATCCAAAGTCAGCCGCAGGTATAACTGAACCTGCCGCAACAATAGATGTTACATCAACTAGTGCATCAACAACATATTCATCACCGCATACTTTAGGTCTAGTTACTCCCTTGTGGTCTGCTAGTAAAGTTACTGTAAATGCCAATGCCATTTAAATCACCTACTGTCCAATAGCCATGAAATAAACTACATCACCGCTTACACAATGAATAGCAACATCACCGCTTGCTAGTGGTAAATCTGCATTAACTGTGGCTGCCGTCGCTTCTTCTGCACTTCCCTTGTGGGTAAATACAAGACTTTCAACTAGTGATAGTCCGGTTTCGATGTTTCCATCTGTGCTATCCGAAGTAGTTTGACCGCAAACTATCTTTCTGTTTCCTTCTAAATTCATTTCCAAATGTATTACTGTCGCAAATGCCATATTATATCCTCTCCTTTATTCTCCTTACTGTATGTTTGTTATCTTTCCTTGACCCTTGAAGAAGGAACATCCGACTTCACCAATTGTTCGATACAAAGCCCTGTTACCTAGAGTTCCGACACCGAATGGGTTTCCATTAGCGATACCATCCTCAAAGTATTGTGTTGGCTTCATAACCGATAGCCACAAATGGTCTGTATCAAGGAATAGTAAATCACTTAGTTTTGTTGAAGCACTACCTGTTTGGCACATGTCCTTAACAGGAATTAGTGGAATATCATAGTATGTTGCTACTCTAAATCCAACTTCTTGTCCTTTAACTCCTCTAACACCGTTTACGGTAGGAACAACTTCTTTTCTATCCATAAATCTTTCTTGGCTTTGTAACAAGTCAGCAAGTGCTTGAATAGTATCGTAGCCTGTTAGAATAACCTTTGGAGAACCACCGGCTAGTCTTAGGTTTCTAATCATATCATTGAGTCTTGTTAGCGTTAGTGAACGAACATCACCGGAAGCATAACCACTGCCAAAGTCTATTTCTGCATCAAGGAAAGAGGCTGCGGTAAATCTTTCACTACCGTAAATCTTTCCTAAAGCGTTAGAAGCGGAAGTAGTATCAGTTGCGATAACTCCACCATCAATTGCTAGAAGTTCTGCTCTTGAGGTAATAACCTTGTTTAAAGAAGTATAGTTGTGTCCGATATTTGGCATAGCGGATGATTCACCATAATGCTCTAGTGGCATAACCAACATTTTATTTTGAACTTCTGCGTGATGCTTCCCCATATCTTCTCTCATTTGCGCTCTAATGTCACCAATTCCATCATCGATTTGAGCCATTTCCATAGCAAGTTCGCTAAAGTCAAATTGATGTGCAACGACTTTAGGACTCATGTTGAGTTGTGCATATGTTGGAGCAATTGGGCCTAGTCCGTCTTGTGCAGTAGAAAGTGCAGCGTTTTCAGGAACACCACCAATCATATCTGCTCTTGGACTATCCGAACCTAACTCTGCTAAGTTTTCTGTTCCGCTTGCATCAACAGTAAACAAATTACCGCTTCCACCGGCAGGTCTTGACTTTAGAACTCTCCATCCACTAGAAGAATATGGTCTTTTTGAAATCATTGAAAGAGCATTAACTTCTCTATTCAACATAGACCATACTTTCTGTCCGTAAACAATATTGTATAGTGCTGATACATCACTAACGGCACTACCGGAAAATGCCGGAGAACCATCGTGTCCTGTATGTATTCCACCTATTGCTCCGGCTTGCTTTAACAAAGCATTACCGGCAGGTAAATTGTTTATTCCATATGTGCTTGCTTCTAAATCTGCGATTGTATTAATATATCCACTCATCTTAAATTCCTCCTACCATTTTGTGAATGTCCGACCAATCCATGTCAGCCATCTCTTCCATACTTGGGAGTTTAATTGCGGATTCTTCTTGTGCCTTTAGAATAGTCTCTTTTTCAGCAGTCAAAGATTTCCTTAGTTGTGTAAATTCATTCTTAAGAGAAGCAATCTCGCTTTGTGCATCATAGTTTTGCTTGGCGATAACATTCTCTCTTGTAGAAACTTCTCTAGCGAATCTTGCTTCAAAGGACTTCTTTAGGTTGTCGTAAGCAAGTGCTTCAAGTTGTTCTTGTCGGAAAGCCTCGTAAGCCTTTTCGATGTTAGCGTTTGACAAATCAAGAGTATCAAACTCTCCATTGTTAAATGCTTTAACAACCGGCATATCGGAAGCAGTTGGCTTACCGTTATTAATAACGATACGGTCAGCAGGTTCGCCAATTTGGTTTCCTGCACCATCAAGAGTTCTTAAGTAAGCCTTTGCTTCTTCATCTTGATACTCGGCCATTTCCTCTTCATCCGCCATTTCTTCATCTTCCTTGTCCATATCCATGTCTTCTTCTTCATCCGCCATTTCATAGTTTCCTCTTTCCATGTCGTCGGTCATTTCCATGTGGTCTTTGCTATGGCCTTTTTCATCCATCTCTTCTTCTTTACGAAGCGTATTTACTTCTTCTAACAAAGTATCTAACTCTGCTAGTGCTTTTTCTAGTTTATTACTCATAGTTTTTTCACCTGTTTTATCTTGTTTCAAAATATCAAACCTCGCTTCGGGGTTAATTCCTTTTTCGCATATAGTAATTTCATGCAACTCTAACTTGCTGATTTCATTGTACTCTCCCAAGTTTTCATTACTTTTCTTTACTTTTTGGAGGGCTTGACCTCCTATGCTAAAAGACCTTAACGACCCTTTGCGAATATTACGACCTACTTCTTTGGCCTTTTCTATATCATCTCGTAGTTTAATTACCACAAAAAAACCTACATCATCTACTTCGGATTTCCAAAGTCTTCCTGTTTTGTCTCTATAAGAATCTACTACTTCTCCTACTTGAACATTAGAGTGATTTGTCATTACATTCCTAAATTTAGAATCTTGCATAAATTTAGTGACTGCTTCATTAAGTGCCTTTAGTGTGATTAAGTCATTTTGCTTATCAACAATTTCAATACTAGCATATCCGCCAATCATCAAATCATCACTGCGACTTTTAATAATGGAGAATCCATCATTTCTAGTTGCTAAGACTGCCGACGACATTACGCTCAAAGGAAAAAAATTTCCTTCTAATATATAATACACACGGTTATTTTAAACGATTAGTCTTCTTTTGGTGGTAATTTAAGACTACTAAACTTATCTTCATAAATATTCCACAATCCTTTATCACTATCAGTATCAGCAGGTTTCTGTTCATAGCCTGTCCATGCCAACCACATTCTTTTTCCTTTAACTTCAAGCATTCTAACATGAAGTTTAGTTTCAAATTTATTACCATCTAAGAAATATTCATGGTAGCCTTCTTTTTGAACACCTAATTTAACATCTCCACTATCAATCAGTTTACGCTTTGAAATATTCTTAGCAACAATAGCAGGGAATTTACCTGCTTTTCCAAATAATTCAAAAATATCATCTTTAGAATCAAGTCTAATCATCCAATTAATGCTTTCATCACCTAACTTCATTACTAAATTTAGATTATCATCTTCCCTAAGATATAATTTAAATTCTCCTGTTCTATACTTTTCCGGTGTTTTGTATTCTTTTTTTATGGTGTCTAGCATTATTTTATCATTTTCAGCAAAGAGTTTCTTTGTTTTAGCATCAAAAGATATACCATCTCTATTCTCAAACCAATCCTTTACCCTAGTTAATTTACTATCTAATATATCTTGATAAATATCTTTATGATTCTTAACTAAAAAGTTGTGGACTTCTTTAGGAGTCTTTGCTCCTTTTTGTTTTAAGTAATTAAATATAGCAACTGTAAGTTTAGATTGTTTTGTTTTCATTATTTCTTCCGCTTGATTTTTCCATAGGTCTAAATCTATAAGGGCATTTTTAGCCATTAGATTATCTTGCTCAAAACCATAAATAGTAAAACCATCCATGTCTCCTTTGATTATAATATTAGCCTCGCCGTGTATGTGGTCTGTAATGACTATTCCTTTTTCTACTTCTTCGACATTATAGTTTAATGATTTATCAGTATCTTTTACTAGCATTTGTAAAGATACTAATTTGTCCGGTGTTTCGGATTCAGCAATTTCATTTATTTTTGCCGAATAAACAACAGGCTTTCCTTTAACTTCCTTTACCTTATCTATTGAAACTCTAACAATATCTCCAACATCGGCTGAAACTTGAGTATTAGTGGCATTACCAACATTAAGATAATTTTTACCTTCTATCTTTTCATCTCCTTCTTCTACCGGCCCTGCTCCTAACTTGTAAGAATAGTTAGAACCGCTTTTCTTTTTATCAAGAACAATCAAGTCTAATTCTACAAAAGGCTTCCATCTAATCCACTTTGGATTTTTCTTAGTTCCTAAGAAGTATGTTGAAGTCGCATCTTTAATCATAACTCCTTCGGCAGTAGGCATTTCCATAATCTTCTTAGAATATTCTTCAACATCTTTTAGACTATCCGCTACTCTAGTATCTTTTTTAGATGGGAATGTTAATGCTTCACTAGAATGAATAGAATAATTGTTAAACATTATTTGCATTCTGTTTTGTAAAGTATCTTCCATTAGGTTTTCTTCATTATGCCTCATAATATCAAAGACATGTATTCTAGGAGTTCCTTCTTTTTTACCCGCTAAATATTCTACTGCGTCTTTTCTTTTCAATGAATCTTCACCGTCAAATAAAACTAAAGAAGCATCTAGTATGCAATCTCCAAAATGTTTTTTCTTTAGTTCTTCAATCGCTTCTTTACATTTGCTAGATATATCTTTGCCTGTATAATCATAAACTTTTATGTTTTTATCTATCTTATGGAGTTGTATTCTAAAACCATCATATTTTTCTTGAATGTAAAACTCTCCTGTAAATCCTTTGAGTTCATCCATGTCTTCTATTGTGAATATTCTATACATAGGTTTGTTGGGAATAATAAAATCGCTTTGTGCTTTTTCTTTTTCGGATTTCTTTTCTTTGAGAATAGTTTTCTTATCTTCACCTTTATCCTCTTTGGCCTTCGCTTCATCTAATTCAGTATCTATGTCTTCTAGTTCCGCCCAATCCTGTTTAGTATTCTTAGATAAGAATATTAATTCTAGCATATTCATAGCGGCTTTTACTTTTGTTTCTACTTTCTTGGAGTCTTTACCATCACCATAATGTTCTATGATGTAAAGTGCAACATCATCAACTTCTAAATCTAATCCTGTTAAACCGTCTGTAATATCATCGGGCTTCATATCTTTAATCGAATATGCTTCTTTTGGTAGTGCCTTATCATCTTCTCTAATAGCATAGTGAACAAACTTAATCATAAGTTCGGGTGATTCTAATAATGCTTCTAATACATTACCTTTGAATTTTTTAGCGAAAGGGTCGCTAACTTCATCGGAAGAATATCTTAGTGCTTTGATTGCCTCATACAACTTTTCAGCATTGTTAGTGCTAACATCGGAAACATCATTTGATTCTAATAAGTCTTCATCAATATAATCCTTAAGTTCATTTGAAAGAGCATCGGTCATTTCATATGCTTCTTTGATTTTATTTACTGCGTTTCTCCATTTAGAACCGTATTCCTTTGGGTCGGTTCTTGCTGAAAGATAAGCGACTCTCGTTCTTTCAAAGAGTCTTAGAATATCTGTGGATATTGACTTATCCTTCTCAATAAGGAGAGGCATAAAACATCACTCAAAATTTCTAGTGTTGTCGCCTTTAGCACCCGCTAGCGATAAATATTTACTATCTGTTCTATCAATATTGTCGGTAAATTTGCTGCCTTTTCCATATTTTGCTGCATCTAAAAGTTTTTCATCTATTTTATCTATTTCTTCTTGTGCATTTTTAATCATTCTTTTCAAAGTATCAACATCATTTTTAGATTCTGCATCTTTTAATGCACGATTAATATTTCTTAAACTTTGCTCCACTAACATTCTAACTAACGAATCTTGATGTGTACCACCCATAGATTTTCTAGGTGGCCCTTGAAATTTTGCTTTCTTTAGACTCTCACCTGCTAAACCATACCCTTCTTTCTTTTGAGTTTGATTAGTAATCTTAGAAGCATCTTGCACCTTTGGCCTCTTAACCTTCTCAACTTCGGGGTCTGTATCTATTTCCAATACTTGAGTTGGCTCAATGTTCTTTCTTTTCTTTGCGCTTAATTCTTCTTTAGCCTTTCTTGCTTTTTCAATAGCAAGGCTAACTATTCTTTCTTCCTTTGTTACTCTTTCCGGCATTACTGACCACCTACATTTTCTACCATCTTATGAATATCTTTCCAGTCCATATTTCCAACATCTTTCAATGGTGAACCACCGATAGTTCCGTGATTCATCTTAGGAGTTGGACTATCAACAACAACAAAACCGGACTTCATTAGTAAGTTATCGTCATTGTAAACTGCTTTCTCTAAACTTTCTATCTTAGCACTAAGGGCTTTAATTATTTCAAGTAGTTCTTGATTAATTGTATTTTCTTCACTCATCTCTTTTCCTCCTTTGGTGGATATACTAAATCTCTTAACTGTCTGTAAAGCAACTCATAGTCCTTTCGGAGTTCCGTAGCCGAAGCGACTATATCTATATTCCGTTCATCCATAGACTTCATTTTCTTTGTAAGTTTCTTATCGGACTTAACCAACTCTACATCTTTTAATGCACTAATTAATTCGCCTAACTTAGTAAAGTCTTGTCCAAAAAATTCAGTTGGTTGGGCTGATTGTAATACTTTCTTTAGACGCTTAGTTTGTTTCTTATCTAATGTGTCTAATATATTCTTCTTTACTTTTTCTTCTTTCTTTATGGTAAATTCTTTACCTTCCTCGTAGTAATCCCATGTCATTTTTCTTCCTCTCCTTGTTTTTTAGGTATAGTTGGTATTGGTCTTGCCTCTCTATCCGCCCTTTCTTCTGTCTTAGGTGTAAAAGATTCCGATAGTTTTTCGATGTTTCTGTCATGTATGTCTTTAAGTTTTTGTAAGTTTTTAATATATGTATCGTAAACATCCGTAAAGTCCATTATTCTAGATAATTCTTTACCTAAAACTTCATCTGCTAGAATTTTTTCAAAGTCTCTTCCTTCTTTATCTGATTTTATACCTATTTTAATGTTAAATTCGCTCAAGTCCACTAATTTATTTTTAGTTTTGAATGTTTTTAACAAATCTTCAAATTCATCTTCCAACTGTTCTATCATAGCCGTTGAGATTTTATATTGTTCTTGGCGTGTTTTGGGCTTTCCATCTTTTAGATACTGTTCTCTTTCTTTAGGGTCTGTTGGAACTAAAGATTCTATTTCCTTTTTGTTACTTTTAAAATGTTGAAGGAAAGCCTTCTCAATAGGTTTTATTAAGTCTTCATCGGAAATATCCGTTTCCATTAATTCTTCTATGCTATCAACCTTTTTTTGATTTGCTAGTGGTGTAAATGCTCCCATAACTATTCTTTCTCCATCTTGGGGAGAGATAGGTATTGGCGAAATATGTCTAAATATTTTAGTAGTGAAAATTTTCTTTTGTTTTCTATCCGCTTCAATGCGTTCTTTACTAGTTTTGATTGGTTTTTTTTCCGCTAATAATTCTTCAAGTTTAGGAGAACTATAATCGGGATTTTCTTTTCTAGCCTCGGTCTGTTTTTCTCTTTCGGTTTTAATCTTATCATCTATTTCTTTTAGTTTAGCACTCAACTCATCTAATTCTTTTTGTTTTTCATCAGTTAAAGAGTCTACTTTAGGTTCATCTTCTTTGCTATCTAAGAATCTATTCATTCTTTGAATAACTGCAATAGAATAATCCCTTGCTATTTCTTCTAAATTAAAAGCATCTGTTTCTAACGCTTTTTGTTTTTGTGTTATGTATGTTGATTGTAGTTTTTTAACCTCTTCGACAAAATCATCTATTGCCTTAAAGAACTGCTTTCCTTCTTGTCTATTATCGAGTATAGAGAATAAAGCATCTAATTGTTCTTTTACTTTATTTCTTGGTTTATTTAAATCTAAAAGTTCTTCTGCGGTCTTATCGCTTCTTTCGGATTCTTTTTCATATCCGCCTTCTTCATATTTTTTTGCTTTCTTTTCCATATAAGCCAATTGCATATCCCAATATAACCTTACAAATTCAACGGGGTTCTCTTTATAGGCTTCAATGTCTTCAAGCCCTACAAAAGATTCCCCTAATGGGTTAATTTTTTCATTTATAAACTGCTTTCCTGTGATTAAAGGAACATTAAATACATTGTAGTATTTTTCACTAGTGACTCCTTCTACTTTCATTTTATCATCTTTAATATCAAGAGTATCATTTTCAGCATTCAGTCTTTTGTCATTCATAACAAGATTTGAATCCTCTCTAGTATCAGCACTTCTAGACATTCTATGTAAAAACTTCATTACCGCATTAGATAATTTATTTTCATCTCTAATCAAATCCCTCACAATAAAAGCAGGTATTGGTTTTAGTAGTGCTTTCTGTTTTCTTCTCTTCTCAACAAAGCCTTCTAGTGCTTTTAGTGCATTAGACAATTCCTTTCTTGCTTCCGAAGTTTCTTTGTCTTGTTCTAAAATACTTCCTCCTGTCATCTTAGAGTAGGCCCTTTGTAGTGCATTATATATTCTTTCATTGGATATAATTTCTCTAATTTCATTAACTGATTTTTCTATTGAAGCATATGTTTTATCGTTTGGAGAAAGCGGATTCTCTCTTTTTCTCAAGAAAAATTTTCTTTGTACTATAACTACATCGTAAAATTTCCAAGCATCTTTTCCTAACTTATCTCCTACAACTTCCGCTTTGTTCAATTGATTTCTTAATTTCTTTTCTCGCTCTATCTTTTCTCGTTGAATCTTTAATCTTATTTGTGTTTCTTCCTCCTTACTTCTTTTAGTATATCCTGTAAGCATATTTGTTAGTTTTTCTATTTTTTTAGTTAGTTCCTCTTCTAACTTTTGGTATTCTCGCATTGACCCTTTGAATCCTTTTAATTTACCTCTAATAGATTTTATTTCTTCTGTTAGTTTTTCCATCCTAGTATCTTTCTGTTTGTCACCTTTAGATTTTTTAGGTTTCTTTTCTATAGCATATCCCTTAACTACTGAAAGTAAATCTCTTATCAATTTAGAGCCGTATTTTTTATTATCAAATACCTTTTTTGCTTCTAATAATAATTTACTATCACTAGTTGTCGGTTGCCTAACAATTTGCTTCATGTTTTTTAGGCTTCTATTTAGAGAAGAATAGGCAGCGTTTGTAGACCTAGTGCCTTTTTCTTTCTCAGTGGTTAATAAATCTTTAAACATCTTTTGGTTTTTACTCGACAATAATTTTTTTAGTTTCTTAATTTTTCTATAGTTAAGAGATTCCCCACCTACTTTATCTTGTAGCAAACTTAAGTAGTTAAATACTCTTCTATATGCTTCTGTTTTCAAAGCCTTTCCATCACCCAAAGGTATTTTCTTTCCTTTAACACTGTCTTTGATACCTTTTGATTTTGCATCAGTCTCTAAGAAGCGTTGTAGTTTTTCATCACTATATTTTCCTTTAATGTAAGCAGTTAGTGTTTTATCTTCTAATGGCATAGTGCTTAGTTTGTCTAAATACTCTTTGACTTCTTTTTCTTCAAGTAGTTCTTTAAAGTCTCTTAGGAACTTAGCATCTTTATTTTTATCAACTCTTAATACTTGTAAAGGACTAACATTTTCAGTTCTCCTAGCAATACTTTGAAAATACTTAGTTTCTGTTCCTTCTTTGTCGCCTTTTTTCTCCTTTACACCTACTTTGCTCTCTAATTCCACTACTCTATCTTTTAGTTTCTTCAATTGCTCATCTGTAAGTTTATATTGCACCATCCATATAGGATTTCCTTTTTTGTCTTTAGGTAATTTTTCATCTATTGATTTATGTTGGTTTTTAATGAATTTTTTAGTTGCTTCTACATCTTTTTTGTATTTCTCATATAACTCATTTAACTTTGTGGTAATTTCTTTTTGGGGAATATCTTCATTCCTAGTTACATTAACATCCTTTTCATATTTTTCAAAAAGTCTTTTGAATTTACCATTCGCCCTTTTTACCCTAGTTTGGTAGGCTTCTATCATCTTTCCTTCCTTTGTATTTTTAGGATGCGCTCTAAGCATTCCTCTTTGTTCTTCTCTCATTAGAATAGAAAGGGCAACCTCAAATCTATCTAATGCGCTTCTTAGTAATACTACTTGCCTAGATGCGTTGGAGTCTTTTAAATTCATTTTTAGTGGCTCTAAAGGAAACAACAAGTTTTTTCTTGCATCTTCAATTGCTTTTTTATAATTGGATTTATCGAAACTATCTACTAAGTTCTTTGTGCTTTCTAATTCTGCTCTATCTTTTCGATATTGGTTTTTCCTAAGTTGTAATTTCCTATCAGCCGTATATTCTTTCCAAACTAATTTTATTTCATCAATAGTCCATTTCCAACCATAGATTTCTAAAGGCTCTCCTCTAGCAATAAAATCCTTGTATTGTTTTTCCCTAATATCATAGGATATTTTTTCTTTTTGTTCTCTAGTCAATTCGCCCTTTTTCTCGGCTTGTTGAATTGCCTCTTTTACTTTATCTCCAAAATCTTCACTAAAACTACTAACTAATCGGGCTTTAGTTTTATCTCCATCTTTATTTTTTAGTTTTTGTCTCTCGTCTGCGCTTTCTTTTTCTTTTGTTTGTTCTAATGCTTCTCTTTCAGCAAGTTCAAACATGCCTTCACTATCTAGTATTTCATCTCCTAGTTTATCATCTGCTCTTGTTTTATCGTCAAGGTAAAATTCATCATCTTCACCATCTGCTTTTCTTATTGTATGTTGATTTTCTACTTCTTCAATCAAACACTTCAACAAAAAATGAAGGTCGTCTTCTTTATTGTGTAAGATGGCCTTCATAAACATATTATCGCCTCAAAATGGAATATTCTCTTTTTTACCTCTCCTTTTTTGTGGGGGTAAAATAACATCGGGAACATCATTAGATGCTCTTGTTGCTTTATGAGTTGTGTCCGGTGGCAATCCACCAACGGAAAAATCTCTATTTTTTGTTGTTCTTCTAGTTTCATTAGCATTTTGTGTTCTAACTTTTGCTAATTCTTTCTTTAGTCTTCTTTCTCTTTGTTTTAAATCTTCTTTCATAATAATACCTTTTTTAAGTTGTGATTTTTTTATTATCTTTGCTTCTTTTGCGGCGATTTCAATTAATTTATCTATGCCAATTGATTCTGCGGTTTCAATTAAACTTCTATTTTCTTTGGGTTTTTTATGTGCTTCTGTGACTTCTTTAATAAACTTAGGGTTTTCCTTAACTTTTTCTATTAGTTTTCTTTTACTTATCTCTAGTTCTACTTTTCGCCCCAACCTTCTACCATACATTTCTATTAAAGCACCAACTGCAAATGTTGCTAAACCACCCGCTAATTTAACCATATCGGGGTTGTCAAATATTTTTTCTATTTTATCTTCTGTCATTAACCTGTCCTCCTCTCACTTCTTCTATCTACATTTTGATTTCCTGCATCTTCGGGTAATCCACTCATTCTTTTATCCGGCCCTCTACTCATAGAAGGTTTATTTCTAGTAGCGGGTGGATTTTCTTGTGGCTTACTACCGCCACTTTCTGCAAACATTCTTGTTTGTTCATCTAAGTCTCTTTGGTCTAAATTAGAACCTGCTAGTGGGTCTTTTTCTACGGGTTTTCCATCTTCTCCCATTTGTTGTTCCGGTTTTGGTTCGGGCTTCTTGTAGGTAAAATTACCATCTTCATCCATGTCTACTTCAAAACCTAAGTTCTTTATTGAGGCTGCGATATTAACTTCAATCTCTTTCTTTCTTAATCCTGCAATCTCGTCTTCTTCTTCACTTGGAGGTAACTTTAACTTCCAATCTGTAATGCCAAATTGTCTAACAAGATAAGGAAATACATACTCATTGTAAACATTCTGTGCCATTTGAACGGCCCTATTGGTGACTAATATTTGCATACCTTCATTATTTAATCCACCACTTGTAGTATTATCAGCCATGAAGACTTTACTTACTCCATAGAATGCTGATATTCTATCTCTTAAATCATCTTTAACAGAAATATAATCCATTTCTTTTAGGCTATCCATGAACTTAATCCATTCAACTGCGCCTTTTCCACCTTCTGCTTCTATTCCCATTACCGGAATAAAATGAGGGTCTGCTTCCATCTTTTCTTTTACTCCTCTCCAAAAGGCTCTCATTGAATCCATGTTTCTAGTTTGAACTGCTAATAATCCTCTTGGCATTCTACTCTTAGTGTAGGCTGAATTGACATAGTTTTCCATAGCAATTAAAGTCATAATATGATTGTAAAGTGTAATTACAGGAGAAAAACCGTAGAGTCTTGAAGGACTATACTTACTAAAATGTAATACTTCTCCTTCTAAGAAATATTGTTCATCTCCTTTTGCTCTATTTACATAATGAATTGGCATAAGAGGAGAACCGCATGTTTCGCAATTATCGTGTGGTTCTGTTGAAATAACATCTCTATGATGAACACAAGTAAATCCTTTGTTTCCTTTTACTCCGTCTTCATCAGCATAAATAAACATAGTTACAGGGTCGCCTCGATATATTTCTTTAATACGGTGCATTCTAATTTTACCATTTCCGTCTAAGAAATATTCTTTTACCATTACAATGTAAGCATCATCCATAATATTCAAATCATCTTCCAATTCTTTTAGAACATCAATAAACAATTGCTCGGAGGAATTTACATATCCTTCTAAAAACTTTTCAGCATACTGTAACTGTTTTATATCGGGATTTCTTAAATCAGTAGAACCACACCTAGAACATTCTTGAACAGGTCTAGTATGTTCTTTTCCACAAGATTTACAAGAAGCCTCAAATGCTTTTTCCCAAGTATATCCTCTTCTGTAAACTTCTTGTTTAAGTTGAGTTATGCAAGTTCTAACTATAACTGATTGTTGAACCATAGAGTAGATGATGGGAGCAGTCATCATATAGTTGTTTTGCCTTTCTTGAATACCCATATTGTAGATATTTCTATCGGCAGGTTTTGGTGTAGTGCGCCTAAAAAGATTTGTGAAAGAGAACCGCCTTCGTTTTTCTGCCATGACAACTACCCCCGTTTCCTTTGCAGTATTCTATCTATTATAGAATCTTCGCAAATGTTTTCCTCAATACACTTCTCCAAGTTCCCTTTCTGTATGGTTTTCTTTCATACTCGCTAGGGTCTTTATTGGCGTATAATGCCTTCATGTACTTTTTTGCTTTTGACTTTGACATACCATATTTATTTTTTCTTTTTTTAGTATCTGTATTGACTACATAGTAGCCATCTTCTCCAACTCTCAAATCGTAAGGCATACTACCACTTTACTTTATTAGCCCAATACGCTGCGCTAGTTCTACCTCTTTTGATATTTTTTCTATGACGACTCTTGAATGATTTTCTTTTTGCCTTCATTCTTTTGCTTTCACCTTTTTTTGGTTTACCTGCTACACTTGCTCCTTGTTCTCCGAAGCGAATAGTCTTGACTTTATCTCCGTCTTTAACAACTACAACATGTGATTTCTTAGGGTGTTTAGGAGTTCTCTTAGGTTTTCCAAAGCCACTAACACCGGCTCTCTTTAAAGCAGGGTGTTTCTTTCTTTTAACTATATCAAACCAATGTGCCTTCTGCATTACTGTTCCTGTGCTTCTCATAGGAGGAAGGGCGGAAATCCCTCTTGAAGCAATTGCTCTTTTTGCTCGGTTAAGGTCTTCTTGAGTTATGGGTCTATTATTGAATTTATAAATTGTTTTAATTTCTTGCTTAAGTCTTTTTCCGTATTGTTGTAGGGCTTGGTTATACGCAAATTTGACATTATCATCTTGAAATTTAATACCAAACTTTTCAATATCTTGCGTCATTGTTTACCCCTCATTTGATTTTCTTTAGATGTTTTATCATCATCAATCGGGCCACCTTTAGCCCAAGTATAGCAAGTTCTTGCTGAATGACATTTAAAATCGTGCATCCAACAGTAACCTAAACGCCCATCTTCATCAGTAGTTAATGGCATGCAATCATCCATTCTAGGTGATATATCGAATGCAATACAATTACTACAATTAGATTTCTTTGCTACTTCGGGAGTAGTCTTCCATCTTTTAGCATACTCTTCCCAATACTTTTTATCATTAAGATTAAGTGGCCCATATCTAATATTAGGGTTTTTAACTGCGTTATCTCTATTCTTGGTATTAACCATTAGGTCTTGTGTAGCCAAAGGACACGCAAGTTGCTTAAGAATAATATGCCAAGTCATAGTATCATCTCGGTCTATGGGTGTAAATGTCTCCATCTTTGTGCATGAATATAACTTTCTTTCTTTTCATAGCATTAAGAACTCTCTTTAATTCTTTAGGAGGACATATTGCTTTTAGATTTTTCATACCTAATGCTCCTCCTTCTTTTTTAATTTCAGCAAGTATTTCTTTTTCTATTTGAGCATCAGTTTTCATGGCTTTCTTTTCATCTCTAAGCATAGCAAAATCTTTTCCTGTTATTTTACCATCTTTATCCTTATCAATTCTTTTTTGGTTTCCATAAAGCATTTTTTCATCTTCTTTATGAGTTCCACAATGGGCTTTTTCTTCTTCTGTTTTTAATATATCTTTCCAATTCATCTTGTAAATCCCCTTCCCCTACTTTTTGTTTTTTGCTTACTCGCTTGCTTTCTTTGTTTAGCGTAAGTATGTGCCGTTTTTAGCCTTTTCTTTGTTTTAGGGTCTTTAGCATTTTTAACGGCGGCTCTTAATCTTTGTTCCACTAAGTTAATTATTTGTGATTGTCTTTTATGAGATTTAGATTTAAACGCACTACTGCTAAATGTTTCTTTAACATCTTTAACGGTTCTAAATTTTACAGGAACAGTATCTTTTGGATTTTCATCTGTATATAATCTTCTTGCTGAACCTTTAGGTTTTTTACCCGTTCCTTTTTTCGGGTCAGCCTTCAAGATATTTTGCCACATTGTAATCACTTTTGACTAAACTTCTTTCCTGTCGGCACATGTTGAACGCCTTTTTTACGGCCTTTTCTTTTCTTAGCGTCTTGATACCTTAGTGTTTTTTTATCTGTTCTTTGATAGGTCGCTCTAGGCATATATCTTCCTTTAGTTTTTGATTTAGGTTTCTTTCCTTTTGCTTTCGCTCTATGTTGTTCGGCACTTCCCCAATCTTCCTGTGTCCATTGGGTCAAATCCTGTTGCCTTTTTGACTTGGCTTTTAGGATATTCCACCATTTAATTACGATAACCGCCACCTGCCCGTTTGTAGGCTTGGGCTAACATCTGTGCTTTTCTAGCCGACCATTGACCTTTAGCCCCGCCTTTATTTCCTCTTTTTATTCTATTGAAGATTTTTCTACGCATAGTAGGTTGAGTATAATTACCTGCTTGATTTACAGTAGATTTTTTCTTTTTCTTTTTCAATACTTCTTCCCATTTCATAATTCATCACTCTCTAATATGTCTAGGTAATTCTTTTCTCATCCTATCTAATTCTTTTTCTGTTTCATTTATTATGTCTTTTTGAATATTTTTAATAAGTTCTCTTGCCTGTTCTAACGGAAAGCCTGTTTCTTTATTCATTTTGATGGCTTGTTCCTCAATATCATCATATAAGTTATCTAGTAATTTTTCTAGTCTTTCTATAAGATTTAACATTTCACCATAAGATTGTTCATCTTTTAAAATAGATTTCCACTTCATTTCTTATCCCTCGCTTTTTCCCAACAACTATCACAATACCCATAGGGGTGAACTTCTTTTGCAGTATAGCATCTTCCACAATATCTAATTTCTAATTTTCTTTTTTCAACTATCCATTCTTCTATTTCTTGTTTATTCATACTAGTATTCCCCCTATATTTTCCATACTATCCATTAAAGACATTTTGCAGTTATCTTTGTATTTCTGTATGTTGTCAAGATATATTCCTTCTTTTAACCAATCGAAGCCTACATGGTCTTTGTGATTCTCCCACTTCATTAACTTAAATATCTCATCACATCTTCCTTTATACCAATCCTCTTTCTTGTATGATTTCTTCATTCGTATAAGTTCCATAAGTAATTTAGCATTACCTTTCTTCAGTCTAAAGTGCGGTAGGCACTTTTCTAATAGGCCGTAAACATCATCTTGAGAATAAAAATTTAATCTTTGAACAGGTCTAGTTTGTTGTGGAGACTTTTGATTTAGATGTAATTTGCCAAAGCCTATACTTTTGTGCATCTCTTCCATAAATGCCCTTCCTCTTTCTCCCGTAGCAATTAACCCTACTCTTGGATTGTGGTTTCTATCCATTGTAATATATCCATCGGAGTCTATGAACGCTGCCGTATAAGCCCAAATATTTTTCTTGAGCATTGTTGGTAATTTGTAATATGAACCATTAACATTAGCAACATCAAGTTTCTTTACCATTTTAGAAATCATATTTGTTGTAGTGCTTTTGTGTAGATTGTTCGGCATTCTATCATGTATTTGTTTAGCACCGATAGAAGGACTCTTAATAATTTCACTTTCAATAAAAGACATAATCCTTTCTTTTTTGCTTTTAGTTATAGATTGGTCGGTAATATTTTTTATTTGTTTCTTATAATCTCTTTTAGCAAGACGACATTCTTTTTCAATTTGAGCATATTCTTTTGAGTATGCCATACCATCTTTCTTTAAATCCCCTTCCCAATACTTACAGATAGAGTCAATAATATCTCTTCTACCATTAACGCTATCAATTTTATTTATTTTTCTTAAGTCTTTTTCATTAAAACCCATTTTTAATACTGCGGGTTTATAGGGTCTTAACCAATAAATAGAATCTATGCACTTATTGATATGGTCGGAGTAGCCATCAATAATAGTATCAATTGCCTTAGCCATTTTAATTCTTTGCTCTCCTTTTAGTTTTCTTCTAGCCTTTCTCATCTTTTTAACTAAATCGGGAATGTTTTCTCCATCTATTGAATAATCGTTGGGAAAAGAACTTAGTTGTTTTCTAGCATCACTCGCATTAATGTTTAAATTCTTAGAAAGTAAATTTACTGCTTCGTAATCAGACATAATATAATCATCAACAGAAGCCAATTTAGTTCCTAATGCTTCCTCAATCTCGTCTTTAGTTTCATCTTGTTCTTCCTGCAATTCTGCAAGGCGATTCATTTGTTGCGAGCCTTCTCTATATTCTTCGGCAGTTGGCATTTTACATCACCTTAAAAATTAATTCCCATGACTCCTTGAGAGCGTTTATACTTATTGACCTTTGGCGGGTCAAATATCCCCATGTCGTCTAAGAGTATGAATGTTTCACTCATTGTATGAGTGGCAGCGTTTGCTAATGCTAAACTCATAACCATGTCGTCATGCGCTCCTATTCCCTCAAACTTTCCTTTGTCTGTTATAGCAAACATAGATAGTTCTTCTATAAGAGTAGAAGTTACTCGACGACTTTCTTCATTAGCATAAGGTAAAATTATCTTTCCATTTTCAAAATTCATTTGTAGACTTAGGATAATCTCCTCTTTCTTTTTTCTAGTTGTATTAAAGTCATGCACATTTAAGTCTGTAACATTTCTAATCTCTTGTGTAAATGATTTAGCAAATGTATTTGTTTCAAACAATATTGCTTCGGGCTGAAACACTTTACCAATCAACTTTACTTTCTGTATGTTTTCTCTAAACTCTACATTCTTAGAACGGTCAATAAATACGATAGTTTTGTTATCGTTTTCATCTACCTCTAATACAGTGATTACATTGTAGTCACCATCAGTAGAAATAGCAGGGTCAATACCAACATAATATTTGTAGCCCTCTCTACGCATAGGTTTCAAAACATGGTCTTTACTCTTAGCCGCTTCTAAATATTCGGGATTAAACAAAGAAGTTCCCGTTGATATAGGAACGCACATATATTCTCTTGTAAACATTAGTGAACCTACTTCCGCCTTTCTTGCCATAAGAGCATCATAATCCCACCTGTTAGGCCATAGTGGTTCATTGAGAGCATTAAGACAAGGATATGTTCTAAGAGTATATGCGGGGTTTTCAGCAAGTTGTTGGTATATATCTGTATAACTAAATGGAGTTCCAATAACTCTTAGAGAAGCGGTGTGGTGAAGTGTTGGTATCATGTCACCATAAAACCAATCAGTGACTTTTTGAATACCAGTCATACTAAACTCTTTCAAAGGGTCGTCAATAATAATCTCTTGAGGGTGAAGACCTCTAATCTGTGAACCAACAGAACGCTCCAAAATTTGATTACCGTTGGTAAGTGTAATATTTCCAATAGCCCAACCCTTAGCAGGTTTAAATTTCTTAAGCATGGGGTGATTGAATAACTTGTCAATATCTCTCATGTGAACTAATGTCTGTTTTTGGTTAGAAGAAATGTATAGCATTTGATATGGAGGCTCTCTAAAAACTAAATTCCATACAACCCAACTGTGCATAAATACTGATTTACCGTGACCTCTTGAACAAATAATAACAGTTCTTTGGGTATCATTCATTAAATCATACCATTCCTTTTGGTGGTTAGCAAACTCCCAACCTAAAACATTTTGAAAGAAATATGGGAATGAGTTTTTAGATAACTCCATATCCATTTGATGTTCAAAATTAAAATCGTCAAGGTTCATTTTGCCGCCTCTTTTATTTTAGCCAATGCCCTCTTTAGTTTCATATCTTGTGTTTTATTATCTAAAGCAGTTGCCGCTTCTTGTATGCGTTGATTACTATAATAGAAAAAAAGAACATCTCTTTGTATTTTCTTTGGGGTCAGTTTACTATTAATTATCTTTAATATTAAATTTTTAAAAAGTTTTTCAAAGGATTCTGCCGCTTGTTCATGTTTATCTTTTATATTAAATAAAGATAATTTTGGTGATTTATATTGAGAGGCTTCTCCATAACGCCAATCAAATTTTTTAACTTCATCAAACCACATTAATTACCGCCTCCTTCTATTTTTTTGTCTATTTTTATTTTTTCTTCTTGTAGGGGGAGGCGAAAGCGTAAATCCTCTTGGTTTTTCTTTTGGCTTTGGTTTCTCTTTTGGTTCTTCCTTTTCTGGTTCTTTTTCAAGAATAGCCTGTCCTTTAGGGTGATTAGGTTTAATACCTTTATAAAAACAATCTACTTTTTTTCTTCCTGTGTATTCTCTTTTTAATTGAGATAAAGTACGCGAATCAAAATAATTTGTAAAAACAATTAATTTCGTTATCAATTCTTGGTTTTGATTTCTCATATTACGATTAAATTTTTTTGTTGTTCCTGCTATTCTTCTTTCTTTTGTAGTATAAATATCTACTAAAATAACTTCATAATTATTTACATCTTCTTTTCTATAAAACCAATATCTTCCTTGAGCGAGGTCTTTGACGCAATCAACCCATTTTTCAATTTCATCAGTATTTCTATTAGAAGTTCCATGATTTCCATGAACTCCTTTTAAATAATGACCCCTTACGATAACTCTAACTGTTCCATAATCATATGCCTTTGGTGGATAATCAACATGGGACATATCATGTTCGGGCATCGCATAATCAAAATAATGGCTTGGAGGCATGACCTTTAGAATATCAAACCACATTAACTCCACCTACTGATATAGTTCTCCCTTTTTTCTTTGAATAATCTTATCTAATTCTTCTTTGAGTTCCTTTCCATTTTTATATTTAGTTTCTATTATCTCAACAATTTTCCTAAATAGTTTCATAATGTCTTTATGTTCAGCACCTTTTCCTTTGTAAGCAATCATTTGAATTATATCTGTTATAGCAAACCAATTCCTTCCTGTTCCTCTATCTAATTTACCTTGCATTTCATATATTGAATTTATAAAAACTTGAATCCACTCTTCCATTTCATTAAGAGGAGTAAAGTCATTTTTTATAATATCAAACCACATTAACGCCTATCCTCCAACTCATATCTTTCATTACTGCTTCTAGCCATTTCATCAGCAATACCTTTTAGATATTGATTTCTTTTTTCGGGATTCTTTACACCCCTTTTCAAATAACCATTTACCATTCTTCTATTGATAGAGTCTAAGTTAGAGTACCTAACATATTTTTTTCTATCTTTAGGAAATTTATCTTCCTTGATACCAATAATCAACTGTTTCCATTTATAATTACTCATAGGTTTTTCGCCCTTCGCTATACCGCTTGGCGAGAAAAAGCCATTTATAATAGTTGGTTCTTTAACTACTCCCCACCATTCACTTTCAAGAACTAAGAATTTTTGCACTTGGTCGTTATAATTAGTTCCTTCAAGTTCCTCTTGTATTTCTTTAGGAAGGGATTCTACTTTCATATCCTTAAACCCTGCATTTCTATAAAGTTCGGCTGCTCTTGGATTTGTTAAATTAATATACAATGTCTTGCTTCCTTTTTCCTTAAGTAGTTTATCTAACAATATATCTGCAAGTCCTTCATACCCGTCGCTTTTTCTATATCCTTTTCTAATGTGTATTCCTGCACCCAATAGTGCCTTCTTATATGTAGAAAAACCAATTACTGCAATAGGTTTATTTTTGTAATATGCCATAAACATAGTAGCAGGGCTAGTTGCCCAAATAGAATCTTTGGATAGATTACGCCCATATCTAATACTTCTTTTTTGAAACTCGGTATAGCCATCATCAAGAAACTTTTTACTAGCCTCATCCTCGCTCATTTTTTCAAATGTAATGTCTTTAGCCTCAAGTTTAGTAGGCGTATTTTCTGCCATGTTATCACCTAAAGTTTGCCTTGATTAAATATACATGTTCGCTATTAATGCCGTGTGCCTTACTAATGTTATCAAAAGAATCTATCTCATTTACTATGCTAACTAGTTCTCCTGCGCTCATATCTAAATTATATTCCTGTTGCATTTTGATTAACATACCTTCTACATGGTCGAAGTTATTTTCATCTCTAGTAGCATAATGTATTTCTTTTCCTTTCAATATCCTAAGAGAGTCGTGCGCTTCCAATAAACGATAATACAATTCGGACTTTTTCATAGGAGTAAGTTTCTTAGCCTGTGATAAAAATTCATCAATAATAATGCTTACTTTTTCTTTATCGGTCTTATCTTTTTCACTATCAATTATCCTTTGTTTGTTTTGTTCCAAAGCATCTACTAAAACAAAAATGGGAGTTATTTCAGTAGCATTATCAATGCCTGTTTTTTCATAGGCTTCTTTTGTATTTTGACCTTCAAATTCCTCAAGAATAGTCTTATTAGTTATTTTATTAATTGCGCCAAAAATAGAAGCAATATCTCTATCAATAATTTCCTCCATGCCTTTTTCACTCGCATATATTTCATCAAGGGATTCTTTGAAATCTCTTGCTAGTTTTACAATGGTTTGTTTCTTATCAATTTTAAAAACTTCTCCTGTATTGAGGGCTTTTAAGAAAGGTATGAGTTGTTCTAAATTTTTTCTTTTGACAAAACCTGTTTGGGATTTCCTAATCATTTTGCTCATTACCTTATATGGTAAAAACCCGCCCCCTTTTATTTTTCCTTGTCCCCCTTCAAAGTCAATAATAGAACTAATTATTCTTAGGTGTCCATTTACACTAAAGGGTAATTTTCTACCCACATTCACACTAGGTAAATTCATAGGTGCTACAAAAAGTTCTCCTATCATTTCACCAACCGCTACTAATTGTTTCATAACTTTAGTTAGTTCCCTTTTCTTTCCTTCCTTGCCCTTTTGACCGTAAATATATCTTCTTAACCCTAAGCCTGTTTTGGGGTCGGTTTCCATTCCATATTCCGCATCAGTACCTTTTGCCGTTTTTGGTTCTTTACCAAATTGTTCTATATTCATAAAGACAGAAAATGTTGTTCTAGTTTCTTCTAATAAATCAGCAAATACTCTAAAGAAATCATTTAGAGTTTCTCTCACTTCATCTGCTTTAGAAGAATAGTTTGTGTCTTTTCCTTTATACGCTTCCTCTAATTCTTTTTCTTTAAACATAAAAATAGGCAGGTGCATAATTTTTTGGTCGTGACTAGTTATTGCTTCGTGGGTATCTAATAACCTTTCAAGAAGTTCTTCTCCTGTTTTTCCTTGAAGTAATTTAACTTTCTTTCCATCTCTCATATCTTCAAACATTTCTCTAAGAGTGTCTTTGAAATCTTCATCGTTAAATACTTCTGCAATTCCTTCTAAGTCTCTTTTCAAATAAAGTATTGTTAGAGGGTCTAAGTTTATTTTATTTCCTAAATCTTTAACTTTGGCCATTTCATTACTAGTGGCTAAATTTTCTCCTATCGAGCCTCCTCTAATTCTTTTACCTTCACCAGTAACAGTGTCAGTTCCTTTTATATCAATTCCGCTTTCATCTGTTTTTGTTGCAGTTAATTGTCTTTCAGCCAAAAATTTGTTAATTGCTTTTTGCGCCCTACCCTCAACATCTCCAACATCAATTTCTTTTTGTGGAATTTTCACAACATAGTTTAGATTTTTTAGATTTTCTGTAACGCCTATAAAATTTTCAAGGTCTTGTTGAAAATTTTCATCGGGTGCTTTTCTAATTTTTTTGAGTTCTTCTACTAATTTTTCTACTTTTTTTATGAATCCGTTTTCGCTTTCATCTTCAAACTTATCATATATTTCTTTCCAATAATCATAGATAGCCCCTCTCTTGTTTAAATCATCCATTGAAGTCTTATCGAAAATATTAGTTAAATCCAAATTAATATATTCTATTGTTTCATCTTCTTCTTCGGCATACTTTTCTTCTATTGCGGAAATTAACTTATTGACATTCTTTTTGTAGATGCGAGCATTAGAACTTGTCATTGAATTTAATAGTGCGGGAGTGCCTTCATACATTCTAAAAGGTCTTTTATTAGTAGAAGTAAACGGTACAATTGAATCCTTATCAACATCAAATTTCTTTCTCTTAAATGAAGATAATGTAATAGAATCGCCCGTATTAGAAAGTTTTACTGCTTGTTGCCCCTTAGCCCCTAAATTAATTTTCATTTTTTCCAGTATTTGTTCTAGATGGGCTTCATCTTTTTGCACCGCACTATCAGCCACTGTAGCAACTGGCTTTGTTTTAGTAAAGTGTTCATAGATAGAATCTAAGATAGTGTTTTTAGCATTTTTTCTTTCAATGCCACTTAACTCTTTTAAATCCACTAACGCTCTATCTTTTATAGCCCGTTTATAATCGGCACTTTTCTTAAATCTACTTAATGTCTGTTCCTTTACTTTGCTTTGGTCTGTTTCTCCTGTTATCCTAACAAGTCCATCGGTTTGGTATAAGGAATAAGACTCTTGAAAGGCATCTCTTACTTCTCTAAAAAAAGCATCTTCATTTTTAATATATTGATTCGCCATATTATTCCCCCTTTATCTCTAATAGTTGTTTATCGGTTAATCTGTTGAGAAGACTCTTAGGTATGGATTTAGGATTTTGTGCTTTTTCGTCTAACATCTTTTTTAATTTATCCTTAAAAGCAGTTCTTATTTTTATAAGGTTTTTCTCAACTTCACTAGCAATCTCACTTATTAGGGATTTGTCTTTTGTTGATAAACTTTTCTTTGAAAATTGTTTTTTGCCCTCAAGTAATTCTTCTAGTTTATTTTTCAAACCTTCATCGTCTAAATATAAATGTGCTATTGAGAATAAGTAGGCAAAGCCTTCTCTAGTAGTTAATCTTCTACCAAAATAATTTGTTAAATCTCCACCAGTAGGTATCAATTCATCCTTAATGTCTTTAGTTTTCTTCTTCGATAATAGATATTCAAAGAATGCTTTTTCGGATGGTTTAGAAAAAGTAACTTCTGTTTCAATTTCACCTGCTATTATTTCTTCATTATCGGATAATTCGTCTTCATCAAAAACATCGTTTTCATCAAAAGCATATTTTAGCATAGCATTAACAAAGGAAATTATTTTCTTATTACTAGTGCGGAGTTTATCTTTATCTGCCATGCGAACAAGACCGGCATTTAATTTTTGTTCGGGAGTATCGTATTCTTCCTGTGGATATATGTTTAATTTTCCACCATCCATAAAAGGAGCATAAAGTTTTGGGTAAGTAAGTAAATTTTCCGAATCGAATATATCTTCAATATCTTCGGTATCATATTGTTCGACTCCACTCACTTTATCGGATTCATCTATCCTGCCTTTGTATGCAGTTGCCGTTTTTTCAGTAATTCTTTCTACCGCTACTGAAAAAGCATCACCACTACTACTACTAAATAGATTCTTTAATGTTGGGTGATAATAAAGTCTTTTATGGCCACTAGTAGCCTCATACAGTTGTAATTTTTGACTATCTTTGCTCGGTGGCCCTAATTTAAAACTAAAATAATCCTTTAAATTTGAAACTTTAGCCTTTCTTGAGCCTTCTACTAACTCAAAATACTTCTCTATTGTGTTTTCGTTTATGTCTGCTGACTCAAAGGAAAGTTCTTCTCCAACATCAAAATTTATAGTTTCAATAACTTTTTTGTCTTTTTTATCTAGTATTTCTCTAAGAAGTGGCATATCTTCAAAATATACTATCTTTAATTTGTATTTTTTTGCTATATCATCGTCTTTGAATCTTAATTCCTCTTGAAGAACTGTTCTTTCTTCTTTGCTTGCGCTTCTTGGGGTGCGTTTACCATCAGCAAAGTCTAGTTTCTTAGGCCATGTTCTTCTAACTTCTTTTTTTGTTGTTGTATGTGTATAAATGTACTTAGACATGCCTTTAATCCACGGTTTTTTATGTGCTTCAAGGTCAAATCCCTCAATTGGAACAAGTTTTTCATAAGTACTAAAAGATTCGTTGCTAGAAGTTAAATATTGATTATTATCGGAAGTTTTGGTAAAACCTGCAATATTTTTAGGTAATTTTACTCCAAATGTACCTATTCCTATGATTAATTTCATAATATTAAACTGCATTTTCTTGGGGTTGTCAAAATCTTTAAGAGTAGAAACTGCTTGAGGGCCTTTTTTCTTATCTTCTTTAATATCCCCTGTATTTTCTTTAAAAATAGCGATAATTTTTCTTAAATTTTTAGAACCTATGTCTTTTTTAACCCTATCTATCTTATTTTTCTTACTCATACTGTAATTATTATATTTTTTCATCAAAATTTTGTAAAATTCATCTAAATTTGGGTTTTTACTGTTGATAAATTTAGCCACTTGGCCTTCAAAATCTAATTTTGGCCTTCCCTTCTTCTGTCTTCCTATGTCAAACTCCAAAACTTTACTAAATCTCTCAAATATTTTTTCTTTAGCCTGTTTTCTTTCGTTTCTTGGCACATCTGCGACATGTTTTTCATATGCTTCGGGAAAATTACTGCTAAATAAACCCAAAAATGAATCTAAATCGTCATAATTAATACTACCTGTGTCTAAATTAGCGAATTTTGAAAATATTTGCTCTTTTGTTTCGGGAATGAAATCTGCTTTTCTTCCTGTTGCGCTTTCTTTTGTTAGCATATTACGATATGTATCGTCTTGCATTAAGAAATCCCAAAATAAATCTACAGTGGGAGCATAAGTAGGCATAGCAATCTACTCCTTCATATTTCGCCAAGTATTCTTTTTAGTTCAAAAGCAAATTTTTCATCATCTATAGAAAACTCTTTTTGTTTATCCATCCTATAGAGTTGATTTTTAATCCACGCTCTAACAAACTCATCATCAGTCATAGGCTTACTGCCCATTCTATCATAGGTGTCTTTAGCCCCTTCAAGAAACTCCACTCCATCACCGAATCTATCATCTATTACTTTAACCAATAGTGCATATTTTTCCGAAGGGAAATCCCTTTTTACTATATCTTTCCAACTCATTGTAATTTCTCCAATTTTCTAATGTAATCTTCTACCCGTTTTATAACTCCGTCAGTATTAACACCATGAGAAACCATAAACATCTCATCTACAAGTCCTTCGTGAAAATACGGCCCACTTTTATGTCCTTTAGCATCTTCTAGCAATTCTTTAGCCATTTCCATTTCAAAATCTAAAAGTCCATCAAAATCATTATATCCCAATTCTTCAAGGTCAAGCCCCCCTTGTCTTATATCATCAACTAATTCCGCATCATCGGGGTCATTAGACAGACTATAATATTCTACCATTATTTCATAAAGTTTTTCAAGTTTATCTTCTTTTAATATATCCTTCCAACTCATTGTAATTTCTCCTTAAATTCTATTTGTTCTATCCATTTGTTGTTGTCGTTGTTCGTTTAAATTTTTTGCTTTTGTTAAATTATCCATAGAAATTTTTAATAAGTCCATCATTTTTCTATTAACATCCATTGTTGATTTTAGAGGTTGTGCGGAAGGTATTGTTCCTCCTTGTCTTACTAACCTTTCAAGATTTTCATTTTCTTTTTGTAATTGACTTGCGATATTTCTTCTTAATTGAATAGATTTTTCAAAATCAAATAATTCCTGCTTAACTATATCTTCCCAACTCATTGTAATTTCTCCTGCATTAACGGTCTGCTCTATATTGCGGGTCAAATAACAGTTCTTCCAATGTTCTTAAAGCCTCAAAGGGTTCATTACCCGTAAGTTCATTTTTCATTATTTCATATAATTCATTTGCGGCCATTTGAAGTCTTTTACTAACTTCATCTTGTTTCTTTTTGTATTCTTTATCATAACCAACAAAAATATCCGATAGTTTATTAGGTCTTTTTCTTTTTATAATTTCTTCTTTCCAACTCATTGTAATTTCTCCTGCATCTAAAAGTATTTCTCCAACATAAACTTTATGTGATTTATTGCTTCTTTATTATTTGCTTGTTCTTGAGTATCGGCCAATAGTTGTTTTGTTTTAGAATCATTATTCTCTAATTTTTCTATTATATCTAATGCTAAAGCCTTAACTCTATTACTAGGAACTTCTTTGAAATCTAATTTATCGTGGTCTTTTGTTCGGTAAATAGCAGAAGCAGGTAATCCTTCTTTTTTGGGTTTTCTTCTAATATCTAATCCCATTATTCCGCTATCATAATCTAAATTCACCATTTCTTTTTTTGGTAATAGTTGAATTAATCTTGGCTTTCCTTTATCCTTAAATCGCAACTCATGGTCGGATTCATGCCACCCTAAAAAAGCATAAATGGTTGATTGATGGATATTAGGAGAAAAATACTTGCTAACATATTCTTCTAATTCTTCATCATATTCTTGCTCTATGTTTTTTATTTCATCACCTTGAAATCCATGATATAATTTAGAGTAAGTTATATTAGGAAATGGCCTACTATGTGGTATATTTTTTCTATTTAATTCTTCAATCAATTCTTTACCTTTAGGGCTTCTATCATATTCATATTGTTCCCCGCCTACTCTATATGGGGATTTAAGAATAGATTGCCAACTCATTGTAACTTCTCCTGCATTCTTTTCTTAATGTCTAGCCAAATTTGAGGATTGTTTTCAGCAAGCACTTCTTGGACAACTTGCATCTGTGCAAATATAACTGTGTCCTGTCTCTTATGTATAAGTTTGCCCTTAAACTCCATGAGATATTTTAATGACTCTCTAACTTCTTTCGCAAGTTTAGTTAGACTATCTATCTCTCTAGGCTCTAAATCAATATCATTAAACAAATCATTCAACTTACTATCGAGCCTTTGTATGTTAGCACTTAGTAAATCAATCTCATTAACTTCTTTCTTTGCTATAATAACGGCTGCGGATTCTTGAACAAGTGGTGCTAAGTGATGTTTCATATGTCTTTGAATTTGCTCTTTTGTTGTTCCTAGTGCTTCGGCAATAGCCTCACTTGTAATGTCACCATTCGACAAACTTTCTTCATAGTGTTTTCTCATTGGGTCGGTGCATAATACACACTTAGGATTACTACTATTTACATAATCTCCCATGTGGTTTCTCTGATGTTGCGCTGCCGTTCCACTTCTCCAATTATGGGTTCTATCTAAATCATCACAACTTACTGAACCTTGTTCAAGAGCCTCTTCTAATTCCTCTCTATCTTCATGTTGGCAAAAACCACAACGCTTTCTTGTTACCACACTATCGCCTCATTCAATATATTCGGGATTATCCACTTCTAATTTTCTTGATATAATTTTTTCCATATACCTGTGTAGCATTTCTAAATGCTCTATTATTGGCTTGTCCGACTTATCTTGTTTATTTTCAATAGCACTTATCGCCATATTCAATCTCTCGGCCATTCCTCTAATAATATCAATCATATCATCTGCATTAACTGTATTAGTTTTTTTATCTACTAGGTTTTTTAATATGCCTTTCCACATTTTATCAACCCCATAAATATTCATGCCAAGATTTCTTTACATTATCTTCCGTTTCTTGAGGAACTTTTAGTCCTTTAACATTTAGATAATCTCCCCATCTTAATTTCTTTGACTTTCCTTTACCAACTACTGCAACAATCAATGAAGCCATCGCTTGCCTTTGAAAAGGCTTCAAGGTAAAGTATTTTATTTCTCCGGCGGGAACTTCTTCTAATCCCCCTATTCTAGCCAACAATTCTTTTTCTGTTGTAGCATATTTAACTCCTTTAGTTCTACCGGATATAGTGAATCTCATGCCTTGAAAACTCGCAGCCATTTTATTTAGATTAGGTCTTCCACCCTTACTAAACAAATCCTTTCTGTTTAGCAAACTAAATACATGTTTTCTAATTGAAGTAAAGTTGCTTAGTAGTGAAGGTCGCCTAACCAAAACATCAATGTTTTCTACTCCTTTATTTAATTCAGCAATAGCAATATCAATTACATCTTTAAGCCCAATCTTTACTAAGTTTCCTCTACCAAACAATGCTTGAGCCAAAGGAGGATTTGCAGTATTCTTAGATTTGCTATACCATGTTTCGGGTGCTTGTTTTGCATCGGGGTATTTTGTCTTAAACCATTTATTTGCATAGTGTCCATAATAAACTTCTTTGCTTTCTTCACCACTTCCCAAGTTATTTCCTTTGTTGTCAAATTTCTTAGGAGACTTAAATGTAATATTTCTAGGATTCAGCGTACTGTTAGGTTCAGCATACTTATCTATTTTTTTCTTGAATGCTTCCAAGTCTTCTCTATGTTCTTCTGTTAAAAAACCAACATCGGGAAAATCTTTCATAAATTGCTGAATGTCTTTTAACAAAGTAAATGTTCCTGTTCCTCCCTTATTAGGAGAATTATCTCTTCTGTAAGAACTTGTAACATGTTGTTCTAGTTGAGCATAGAGATTATCGGGGTGTGGCTTTCCACTCTTAGTATCAATTTGACCCTTCTTCTTGCCTTCTCTTTCTCTTCGTATTTTTCTGCCTTCGCTTAACAAACGCTTGCTTGAAATGCTTTGGCATTTTTTCTTCCACTTATTATATTCATCTATGAATTTATATGTGCCATTAATGGTAATGTCATTTCCTTTCAAACTAATTACTGCTTTCTTTGCTATTTTTATCCCTCCTCTTTTTACCATATCTTATGTTGAATAGTTCGGGGTTAGTTCCATGACCGCCAAATGAAACTCCTCCTGCTTCTTTTTCAAAAGTATCTTTTTCAAGTAAAGACCTCTTTCTTTTTTCCCCTGCTTCGCCTAATTTAATCGCTTCTTTGGTAGAAAGTTTTACTTCTTGGTCTGTTATGTCTTTTTCTTGTCTTGATTTAGTATGATGTGGTTGAAATGGTGGCATTCTCCTATTAATTTTCCCTGTCCGATATAGTTTTTTTTCATCAACGGGAACATAATAATTATCATCACCCTTCGACCCGTTGAATTTATACAATACACCATTTAATTCTACAAAAGGCGGTGCTTTCATATTCTTTAATATGCTTTTCCAATTCATATCAAGCCCTCGCTAAACTTCCAAGTATTCTCTTAATGCTATCCATAGTAGTCTTATGCGCTCTATGATATTCTCCGGCTAAGTTTTTAAACTCTTCACCATCAATCATTTCTTCACCATGAAACTTTCTAACTATTTCATCTAATTCTTTTAAAATATCTCTTTGCTTGCCAAAGTTATCAATGGCATTTTGCGTAGTTTGACGCTTTAGAATAGTTTGCCATGTCACAATTAACTCTCCTAATCAAGTTTGTTTTCTCTTTTTACTGTTTCTTCTATAATCTCTTCCAAAGTTTCTAGTTCGTCTATCACTCTAATGAAATTTTTCATGAAACCTATTATATGTTTGCGTTCATATTCTAGCCTCTTTTGAAAATTTTGTTCTTTGGGAGAAGGATTTTTTACTTTATCCCAAAACTCAATAGTTTCTCTAACCCTCCTTAACCTATAATCTAAAAACTTACGCAGTTCTTTAGCACTTGAAAATAATTCATCTATTTCTTTTTCCGATTTAAAATCTTTTAATATATCTCCCCAACTCATTTCTTATCACCTGTTATCAAATCTTTCTTTTGTTTGCTTTCTGCCTCATCTAATTCCTTTGATTTTGCATCAAACCAACTATCTAAGTAATTACACCTTGTCATATTATTCACCTTCAACAATTCTTTTTACATTGTTTAACATTGTATTCTTTACTATTTCATACAGTCTTTTATCTTTAATAAAAAATGGAGTAATAATTATTGTGTATTTTTTTCCTAGCCATTCCGATGAGTAATATAAATTTGCCTCTCTAAGTAATTTAATAATTTTTATCATATCATCACTTCTCGCAAATTCATCATCAATATACGCAGTATAAACTCGCTTATTGTTAGGGTCGCCAGTGCGCTCGCCTTCTTCTATCTTAAACTCAATTTTTTGTTTAAGAATATCTTCCCATGTCATATTATTCACCTATTCATATAATTCATATAATGCTTCTATATCAGTAAACTTCTCTAATAGGTTAATAGCGGCTTTTGCTAAAGGTCTAGCATCTACATATTCCGTATGTTTCCCATGTCTATTTACAACCATTTTTCCTTCTTTCTCCTCGCTCATAATATAAATTATACCATCAACATAATGTTTAACTTTATTTAGAACAGTGATGGGTTTTTCAGGTATGTTCTTTTTAATCTCATCTTTCCATGTCATATTATTCACCTAAATTTTAAAATCCTTTTCTCCAAATATTTTACTAATCATCTTACTCAAAGTAATACGGCTAGCACCCGCAGTAGCCCATTCTTCTCCATCTCTTGAGGCTTGGAGTAAAGTATATCTCAAAATATATTCTCTTTCATCCATACCTTTCAAATATTTGTCTTCTGTTCCATCCTCTTTCATTTCATGTAAATTTGCTTGAGCATCTTCATAATATTTCATAGCCTTACCATCGGTCATTCTATACAATATCTTTAAAAATATCTCCAATAATTCATCTTGGTCGTATTCATTAATTAAGAAATAAAGAGAAGACCGGCCTCTCCTGTCAAAAGGCCCTCTAATTCCTCTTTTAGTTTTTTTAGCAATTATATCTTCCCATGTCATATTATTCACCTTTTATTTTAAACGACTTTTTCAAAAATTTTTCTAGGAATTTTTTTCTTTCTTTCTTTTAGCCTCTTGTTCTAAATCATATGCCCCACTTGACATATAGGCTTCTCTCATACCATCGGGTGTATTTGCTCTATCTCTTGCTATCCTTTCATCCATAGCCTTAAATCGAGCCTTATCGTCTTTAGCCCTTTCCTCATATTCTCTTTTTTCTCGGTCAAATACAAGTTTTTGATACTCCTTTTCTTGTTCGGGAGTCATATACTTTACTTTGTCTTTTTTAACAATATCTTTCCAATTCATTTAATCATCTCCTTTTTCAAAAATTTTTCTAGGATTTGTCATAGCCTTGCCTCGCCTCTTTTATGAAGGCTAATCCATTTTCCATATTCCTAGAAACAGACTTCTTTATGTAGTCTATTTCCTTAAGAAGAGTATCTTTATCTGCTTCTTGTTTAATCTCATCTTCAAGCCTCATCACTTGTGTGGATAATCTACCCATGTCAAATTTAAAGAACTCTAATATTTTGAAATACCTTTGGTCGGATATTTTTTCTTTTTTAATCGTATTTTCCCAATTCATTCAATTTCAACTCTTTTTTCAAAAAATGTGGCGGAATTTTTGTGGCACTAGCGAAAAAAAATTTTTGTTTATTTATGTATTTCCACAATAAAACCTTAACTTAGAATAGTTTATCTTGTTTAGTATTACCATAGTTCTTAAATCTTTCATCTTTATCAGTTGTTGATTTAACATCTTGTATATACTTAATTAGTTTTCTTAACTCA